AAATTAGAATTTGGAGCAAGTGAATTGAAACTAACATCAGGAGATGATATTTTCTTACAATTAGATGACACAATTACATTTGCAAATGCTGACACTACAATTCCAGGCAATATAACTGCAGGAGGAACAATATCAAATGTATCAACAACAAATGTAACAGCATCAGGTCACGGACTATTTCAAGCTGGTAAACCAATATCATCATCTTTACATAATTTTACAGCATCTATAAGTAATGCCGGATTTTATCATACTGTAGGAGGAAATTTAACATGCTCAATCAGTACATCAACAGCACCAATAGGAGCTGAATATGAATTTTTCCAAACTTCATCTGCAGGTAATTTCTTATTTGAAACAGGATCAGGTATTACATTAATATCAAAAAACGATAGTTTACGATTAGCTCAACTAGGATCATCTGCAGTACTTAAGAAAATTACAGCAGATACATTCCACTTAATGGGTGACCTAACATAATTAAATGGGTAAGATAGGACCCATAGCACAATCGGATACATCTATCATAACTGATGGGTTAGAATTTAATATGGATGCATCAAAGTTTTCATGTTACCCCAGAACAGGTACAGTATGTACCGATTTGACTAATTCTGAAGATGGTACTCTTACAAATGGCCCTACATTTGAAAATAATAATTTAGGAGTAGTAGATTTTGATGGAACTAATGATTTAATTAGATTTAACAACTCATCAAGTCCTTTCAATATACCAGTAACAAACGCTATTGAATTATGGTATTACCCAACAGGTAATGGAGCTCAAGCAACAGGAAATATTATATTTAGTCGAGGAGGAGATCCTGCACCTTATGTAGATTGGGGTATTTACCATACAGTAAATGATAGTGGTGGAAGTGGTGCTGTTAATACTATAGAAGGGATATATGGTATAACTGATTCCCCATCATTTAATAAATTTAAATGCACTAATAGCATTATATCTACAAATAATTGGTACCATATTGTAATGACTCAATCAACCACTGATCGAAAAATATATGTTAATAATGTAGAACGATATTCAACAACAGGAACATATAGTAATGGAGTTAGTAATGCACAAAGAGTAGATTTAGGTTCATGGGTGTTTGGAGGATATTTCTTTAGAGCAGTTGAAGGAAAAGTTCCTATTGCAAGAGTATATCATAAATACTTAACTGCTGATGAAGTATCTATTAATTATAATGCAATGAAAGAAAGATTTGGATTATGAGCAATACTAGAAAATATGTTGTATTTAATACAAGTGAACTTAATACTATAGACTTTGATCAGGTATTAATAACATCGGCTGACACTGTCCAAAAAACAGCTGATGGTACTAAAACATATGTTAAATATAATGGTGATATGCCATCTTCTGTAATAGCTTTAACTACCAAACAAGGGCCATATACTCATAATGAAATGTTAAATATTTTAGCTGGTCCTGATTGGTTTGTAAATGTACCCAATTAATATGAGTAAGATAGGACCCATAGCACAATCTGATACTTCTATTATAACTGATGGATTGATATTTAATATGGACTTTTCTAAGTTTGCATGTTACCCCAGAACAGGAACAACAACCAGAGACTTAAACGGATCATTAGCAGGAACTGTTAATAACGGCGCTTCTTTTTCCACTGATAATTTAGGAGTTTTCGATTTTGATGGGGTTGATGATCAAATTGATTATGGTAAACCAGCTATACTAGAGACATATCCCTTATCATTTGGTATATGGTTTAATGCAGATAGTACGAATACAAAAAATGACGGTATTATTACTAAGGGAACTACTCGAGGTTCTACAAGTCAAAGAAGTTTTGATGTATTTGGTAATGGTACTGATTTAATTTTTGTTGTAAGTAATGGTTCATCCTATGTAGTTAACATAAGAGATACTTACCCATCACTAAATGCATGGCATCATTTAGTTTGTATGTGGGATGGAACTACTAATTCAAATGGTGCTAAAATGTATTTAGATGGCAGTTTATTTGCTCAAGGTACATCATCTGCTGCAAGTTTTTCAACAAACCATAATATATTTGCAGGAGGAAATAGAGCATCATTTTATTTTGATGGTAAGATCGCAGTTACAAGATTTTACAATAGAATTTTAACTGCTGATGAGGTAGCTATAAATTATAATGCTATAAAAGAAAGATTTGAATAATGAGTAAACATGATAATAGATATGTTATATTTGATGTTACCGAGTTAAATAAAATAGATTTTAATCAGGTATTAGAAACATCTATTGATACTGTTATATATAATTTAGCCGAAACTAAAACGGTAGTAAAGTATGTTTTTGGGGATATGCCATCTTCTATACAAACATTAACTACTAAAGAATTATATTCTTATTCAGAAATACAAAATATTCTAACAGGTTCAGAGTGGAGAGATCCTAATGTGGGTTTAGATTAAATTTTGTAATTTAATAAAAGTTTATTATATTTATACCAGTAAAAATAAGTCATGTCTAAAGAAAATAAAAAGTTAACACAAGAAGAAATTAAAAGTCTTACTGAATTAAAAGACCAATTTGATGATGTTGTAGGTAAAATTGGAGTAGCTGAAGCTCAAATTATGGGGTTAGATAGACAAAAACAAACCCTAAATTCTGAATTAGTAGCACTTCAAGAAAGAGAAAAAGTTGTAGCTCAACAACTCGAACAAAAATATGGGAGGGGACGTTTATCATTAGATACAGGGGAAATAATTCCTTTGTAAGTTTTTTTTAAAGGTTTTTGTCATATTTATAACCAAAATTTAAATAAACTAAAATGGCAGAAACAATTGTATCCCCCGGTGTACTGACGAGAGAAAATGATCAGTCCCAGATTACATCCCAACCCGTAGTAGTAGGAGCTGCTTTGTTAGGTCCCACAGTTAAAGGTAAACCTAATATTCCTACTATTGTAACAAGTTACTCAGATTATCAATCTAAATTTGGGACTACTTTTACTAGTGGATCAGGAGTAGGAGGAGTAGAAAAATCATTCTTAACTTCAATTGCAGCTAAAAATTATTTTGATAATGGAGGTGAAACACTAGCTGTCACTAGAATTGTTTCCCTATCTGCAGCTTTTAATGCAGCTTCTAGTTCAGCAATTGCTACAGGTTCAGGAGGTCCTTCTCACCAACTAGATCCCTTTGTATTAGAAACTTTATCCGAAGGAACTATATTAAATAGTATTAATAGTGATGGTACTTCTACAGTAGGGACAAATGGTATTTTGACCAATGGTACTGATGATAACTTTAGATGGGAAGTTCGTGATTCTAATACCTCACAAGGTACTTTCACTCTTGTTATCAGAAGAGGAGATGATAGAGATCAGAATAAGATAGTTCTTGAGGAATTTGCTGGTTTATCATTAGACCCGAAATCCCCTAGCTATATTATAAAACAAATTGGAGATCAAGTTCAAACTGTAAGAGGATCAGGCACAGATATTTATTTACAAACCACGGGTTCATATAGAAATGCTTCCCGATACGTTAGAGTTAAAGCAGTTAATAATAATACTCCAGATTATTTTGATAATAATGGAACTGCAAAAGATGCTCTTACGGGTTCTATTCCAATTAACCAAAGTGGTACATTTAGTGGAGGTAATGGAGATGTTTATTTTGGAGCAGATACCTTATACCAAAAAATTAATGCTACATCTACTCAAGGGGTAGTTGGAACAAGCTATGATGATGCTATTAATCTTCATGCTAATAAAGATGACTTTAGATTTAATGTAATATCAGCACCAGGATTATATTATGAGGGTTATTCAACCCAAGTAAATAATCTAATTTCAGTTTGTGAAAATAGAGGTGATGCTATTGCAGTAGTTGATTTAGTAGCATATAATAGCACTATAACTAATGTAAATACTCAAGCAGGTCAAATTGATAGTTCATATGCTGCTACTTATTGGCCATGGGTCCAAATCCAAGAACCAGATTTAGGAACTCTTGAGTTTGTTTTCCCATCAACTCTTATCCCCGGGGTATATGCATTTACAGATAATGTATCTGAACCATGGTTTGCACCTGCTGGCATTAATAGAGGAGGGTTAAGTAGAGTTAATCAAGCTGAAAGAAAATTAACTCAAGCTAATAGAGATGATCTTTACACAAATAAAGTTAACCCATTAGCAACCTTCCCAGGAAGAGGAGTTGTAGTATTTGGTCAGAAAACATTACAAACTAGAGCTACAGCTTTAGATAGAGTGAATGTAAGAAGATTATTGATTGCACTTAAAACATTTATAGGTCAGGTAGCTGATAATTTAGTGTTTGAACAAAACACAGCAGCTACAAGAAATAATTTCTTAGCTCAAGTTAACCCTTATTTAGAAAGTGTTCAACAACGACAAGGATTGTTTGCATTCAATGTAGTAATGGATGATTCCAACAATACTCCCGATGTAATTGATAGAAATAGGCTAGTTGGCCAAATATTTGTACAACCAACAAGAACCGCAGAATTCATTGTTCTAGACTTCAATGTTTTACCAACAGGAGCTGAATTTCCATCTTAATTAAAAACTTAAATTTAACATATTTATAATAAAATAAAGCAAAATGCCAGTATTAAACCCAAACGAAATATTTTTTACCCCCTTTGAACCTAAAGTTCAGAATAGGTTTATAATGTTCATTGATGGCTTTCCCGCGTACGTTATTAAAGGTGTATCGGGTATGGGATTTTCTCAAGAAGAAATAATGCTCCCACATATCAATGTTTATAGAAAAATTAAGGGTAAATTAAAATGGAATGACTTGACATTCACTCTTTATGATCCGATTACACCTTCAGGTGCTCAAGCCATAATGCAATGGACTCGTTTACACCACGAATCCGTAACCGGTAGAGATGGTTATTCTGATTTCTATAAAAAGGATTTAACTCTTCAAGTATTAGGACCTGTTGGAGATGTTGTTTCAGAATGGGTAATAAAAGGATCATTTATTAAATCAGCTGATTTTGGAGAATATAACTGGGAAAATGACACAGCAGCCCAAAACCTCTCATTGGTAGTAGGAATGGATTATTGTGTATTGAATTTCTAAGGTATTATTTTATTTATTTATTATTTAAGGGTGTCCGGTATTTATTACCGGACATTTTTTTTCTATGAGAGCAAAAGTTATAAAACCTGCTATACAGGATAG